CTTCTTATAGGCCTCCCACGAACCTCTATCGCACTTCCAGCCACGTCCGAAAGGCGCTACCCAATAGTCAATAATCATTTCGAGTCCGAGCGCTTCAGCGATAGTAGGAGTCGTAATCCGCTCTAGCCACTCTGTCGCTATCTTCCGTCCGTTCGGCTTTCCTTTATTCGTCATCTTTCGATATGACATATCTACGGCACGCCCAGTTGCGTGAACGCTCATAGATTCTTTACCGCGTTTAGGACGATTAGCCCAAGTGCCGTTATTCCATAGGCCTTTATCGGAATACTTCTCTAACAGACGTACGAACTCTACGAGTCCTTTCCGTTCTCCTGTCGCGAGTCCGTCGCTAATCCCCGTATATTTACGTGGCATACGACTTACTTCTTCTTAGTCGTCGAAGGCTTTCCTCCGAACGCGGAGTTAATTTCTTCTGCTGTAAGTTTCCCGTCAATAGAAGCCTTAGCGAGTGTTTCCGCTACTTTCGCGACGGCTACGAATCCAGCGAGTGCGGCGCTCTTCCACATTTCGAGTTCAGGAGCGATAATCGCTGAGCCTGTAATAATTCCTAACGCGCTCGAAAGGAATAACGCAATAATTCTTTGGGCAATATCTTGGGCTTTCTTCATAAATTACTCTTTCTGTCCTAGCGATATAGCAGAGTGTACAACTAAAGCGAGTCCTGTAATTAGAAGCGCTGTACGAAGAGTTGGCCCAGAAAGCGTAATTAGGACGAGGCCTGTTCCAGCGTACGTCCAAGCGTTATCCGATATATAGCCAAGAATCTTCTTCATCGACGTTTAATGCTAGTAGGTGACGCCGATATTAGGACGGCTCCAACTGCTACTAAAGTTCGTCGTTCTCCTACAGGAATCTTCGAGCCAATAGGAACGTAACTATCGAATACTCCGCCGAATACGTTAAGAACTTTCTGGAACGCGCTTCTTACGTTTAATGGCGCTTCCTGAACGCTTGCGATTAACTCCATAGCCTGTTCTTCGTTTATTTCTTCTACTTCGATATGGCTAAAGACTTCTTCTATCTGGGCTTGCGATAATGCGGCGAACGTCTCTGTAGCGATAATCGCTACGGCCTGTTCTACGGGAATCTTCTCGTCCTTAGAAAGCGTTTCGATAAACGTCGTTAGTTCTTCTACTGTCTCTGGAACAGGAATAGTCGTAGGAGGTTCGGGAACGGTTAGAGGAGGTTCTTCGACAGGCTCAGGAGCGCTCGTAGGAGGCTCAGGAACGGTTAAAGGAGGAGGTTCGGGAATTGTCTTTGGAGGCGTCTCAGCCGTTACAGGAGGCTCTAGGAGCGTCGCTGGAGGCTCTGCCTCTGTCGTAGGAGGCTCAGGTTCGGTTGGTAGCGGAGCAGGCGCGGTAACAGGAGGTGGCGGAGCGAACGTAGGAGGAGGTTCGGGAATCGTAGAAGTAGTAGTAGTCGTAGACGAAGTAGTTACGGAAATCGGAGCGACAGTAGTAGACGTCGTAGAAGTCGTCGTAGTAGTAGTCGTTTCTTCGATAGTCGTCGTAGTCGAAGTAGTCGTAGAAACAGGAACACGCGTAAACGCCGAAGGAGGAACGATAGTCCACTCACCGTCGTCTATCTTCCACGCGAGCATAAAGCACGTACCACCGCCACGCTCGTAATAGAAGAAGTCCACCGCGTAACTCCCAGAAGCGACTTCGATATTCCCAGATAAAGTAGCCGTACACCCTTGGTCATACCAGTTACCGAAAGAAAGAAACTCCGATTCGAGAACTCCTCCGTCGTCAGACGCGATAAAGAACTCAATAGTTTCGTGTTCTGGAATCGTTAAATAGCCAGAGTAGTGAATCATAAAGTAATCCCAACCGCAATTACTAAATAGATTCTGCTCGTAATCGAACGTAACGTTAATAAACGGAACTACGTCCTCTCCGCAAGAAGGATAAGCGGTATCGGATTTAAGAACTTCTCCGTCGCCTATCGAATAACCGACAGCGTTAAGGCCTTCTAAGGATTCAGCGTTAGTAGGAGAAACGAACGCGAACAGAACAGCAGGAGCGAGGATAATTAGACGGCTTAAAGCCTTCATAATTAACTCGAACTATCTATTTCTTCCCACTCTCCAGTTTCTTCGTTCCACCAATAATCCTTACTATTGAGAGGCATAGGAACAGGAGGAATCCAGTCGTAATTACTATTTAATATCCAAGAAGCATAAAGTCGAGGAGCAATAAATACGTCAGCCTCTTCGTTATAAGTAAATCCTATTCCAGCAAACTGTTTACGTATCTTTCCGTTATACGAAGTTCGTACACAGCGTTGGTTGCGAAAATTACCGTACCAAACTTCTGGAGTTAATCCGTCGATAAGTTCTGTTTCGTCTTTACCAACGATAACTTCGGTAACGATATTATTCTCATCTAAAAATGCGTAATGTGCCATTAGACAGTTACCGTTCCTGTTCCTGCCGTGAAAGTATAAACACGAAAGCCAGTACGACTTACGGTTGATACTGAATAGGTAAGACCACCACTAATCGAAGATAGGGCTGGATAAGAATCAGGGTAAGCGATAATTACTACACCTGAACCACCGTCTCCTCCATAAGCGGCACCGTAATTATCTCTACCTCCAGCAGAACCACCTGTTCCAGTATTCGCTCCACCGTTCGTTCCTGCTACGTCTATCGTTCCTTGACCACCTGCGGCACGAGTAACCGAAGTTCCAGTTATAGAACTCGAAGCACCAGCACCAGCGCCACCTCCAGCGCTACCTGCGCTACCAGCACCTCCTCCACCACCTCCGTAATATGGCGAATAGTTATAGCCGTCTCCACCATTGTTTCCTTGTGACGGACTCGTACTTGGCGTATTTCCTAATCCACCTGCGTAGTCTGAGTTACCACCGCCACCACCACCAGAACCACCACTTCCTGCGTTATCTGTTCCAGTTCCTGCTCCGAGACTTCCGTGGCCACCACCAGTTGAGGTAATCGTACTGAAAGTCGAATTATTACCATTAGTCGCTACTGAGTAAGTCTTAGATTTAGGCGAAGTACCACCAGCACCAATAGTTACCGTAAACGAAGCAGGAAGAGTTAGACCAGTTCCAGTTCGATAACCACCTGCGCCACCACCACCTTGCCAGCGACTTAAACCACCAACTCCAGTAGCACCACCGCCACCGCCAGCGATAACGAGATACTCAACTACTGGAATAGAAGCACCGCTAGCAGACCAGTAATCGTTTACCTGATTCGTATTATCTCGACGACTACGTGGAGCGAGAGCGCCTCCGCTAATGGCTTTACCACCTTGGGTATACCGTTCTCTAATTGGCATAACGTTTAAGAAATACGATTAACGAAGCCGTGAATAACGATTACGTTCGTCGTTGCGGCGAAGGCTCGAACGTTTAACGCTGTAGCGTTTCCTTTGATAAGAAGTCCAGAGACGATTAAATATAAGCCGTTCTCAGCCTTTACCGTATATTCGATATGGTCATTTGGTGCTGTTACACCGCCATATTCGATAGTTAATTTAACGTCAGAAGCAGACGTATTAACAGCGTAAAGCCATAGTTCATCGAGAGTAGTAGTAGTCGTAGAACCTGTGTGGATAAGTGTTCCTGCTGTCGCTGTTGCGGCGACGAGGATTCCTTTACCGTCCGTACTTCCAGAAAGAATCTGTTTACTAAACGTTGCCATAAATCTCCTTAACTAAATACCTGACTAGAAATAATCGTTTGGTCATCATCTATATCTACGTCTCGAAATACGTTCCAAGTATCAGTAGCCGTCTTAAATAGAAGAACAGTCGAATACTGCGGAAAGGTTAAGTCTGCGTTGGTGCTATTTACTGTTACGCCTCCAGCACCAGCAATAGAAAGAGTTCCAGCGCCAAGATTAACTATCCAGATACGAACTCCAGTAGCGAAAGCGACGGAAGAGTTAAGAGGAATAGTCAGCGCTACACCGCTCGCGTTAGACGTCGTAACCTGTTTCCCTGCGTCAGTAAGGACGAGGGTATAAGTAGTTCCTGTCTGAGCGTTTACGTCGTCGCTCCAAACACTTGCCTGAAGAGTCGTCATCTGCGCCGCAGTAAGAACTTGGGCTGAGGTAAAGGTCTGACGTGCCATAGGGATTTATGATAGCGCGTAGACGCTATCGAGTACACCAGACGTAGCGTTATCGAGAACCAATGGATAGACCAAATCGGCGGAGGCTAAACGAATCTCCATTTCGTGTTTCGCAGGCGATATCTTATGGCTGATTCCTTCTATCGAATAGAACTCAGTTACCGAAGCAGGAGTTCCTGTCGAGAAGTTTCGCGTAATAGAAACTACGTCTGCTATTTCGAGTCCTAATACTGTCGCTCTCTGAGGCGCGGTAAGACGATTAAGATTCACGCCGATATTGTCGAAACGATATTGGGGAATCGAATAAAGGTCTAAGAGGCGTTCGCTTAACGTTAAAGCGTCAGCGTCCGAAGATAGAAGTAAGTCGCTTAACGAAAGGGTAGATATTCCCCACTCTGTCTGCGAAGCGACGTCGTTCGCTTCCTGCGGAGTCCCAGAAGTCGTCTGGCAGATAACCTTGTTATATAGGAACTCCTGTCCGTATCGAACAGATAACGCCGAGTAAGGGATATTCGCTCCAGTATCGTCGAACGTCGCGGAGATAGTCGCGAACGAAGGCGCGATACGGTTCGTAAACGTAAGCGTTCCGTTCCCCGAAACGTAAAGATAGCCCTGTTCGGCTTCGGCGCACTTCTGTAAATACGTTAAAGCGTTCTCGTTATCGTTTAACGCTGTAGCACTAAGCGTTACTGTTCCCGAACTAATAGAGCGAGAAGTAGCAGGATAATTAACGTCCGCTAGGTCGAGTATCGAAGTAACTCGCGTTCCCGATAGTTCTGCTGGAGGCGTAAACGCTGTTCCCGTAGTCGTATTAGCGAGAAGAACGAAGTCGTCCGAAGCGGTAATAGATACCGTCGAAAGGTTCTGTTCATAAGATATGTCGATATCGGTTATTCGGCCTGTAAAGACTGCTTCTCCGTCGAGCGTTACCGTTACTTTCCTTCGAGGAGTTACGCCAGAACGGTTATTAGTCGAATCCCAATAAGGAGAAGAAGTGTTAATAGGGTCAAATCTTCTGTCGTTATTAACGAGCGTAAACGTAGCCGTTCCTGCGCTAACGGCCTGAAGTTGGTCAGAACGTCCGCGTGAAATAGATATTTCTCGACAGTAA